GGTGTGTAGGCATCTAAGTCAGCTTGCGTTAAATAGCCGCTTAAATCTGTGGCGGGCAAAAAGTCGTTGATGTTATCTGCCGTAATAAAAGAGCTGGTGTCGATTGTTGGGGCATACTGGCTGAAGTCAAATTCGGACAAGTAGTCCGTCGCAGTTGGCAAATAACTTGAAAAGTTATCCGCTGTCACAAAAGAACTTGTGTCCATCACGGGCAAGTAGTCAGAAAAATTCTCTGGCGTTACAAACCCGCTCGTATCGATCGCAGGGATGTAGTCTCCAACGTTTTGAGTTGTCAAAAAATTTGAAGTGTCGATATTTGGGATGTACTGACTGACGTTGTCTGTGGTTAAAAAATTTGACGTATCTAGAGTCGGCAGATAGTCAGCGATATTTTCTGTCGTCAGCATGTTTGACGTGTCTTGCTGAAAGCCAAGCGCATTGCCGATCTGTCGATAGATGTCTAAATCTTCTTCTGTTGGGTAGTACGAAGCGGCTGGAAGAGCGTTAGCTTGCCCCTCGTAAGTTGCTGCTACGTCTTCAAGCGAAAAAAGAGGGATGTCTGTGCCCCCTAGCCCGAGCACCGGGCTGGGATTGGGGTCTGTTGTTGGCGTCGGCTGGGCGTTTGGATTCGCCGCCGGCGTAACGCCAGGTAGAGCGTACTGATCATAATAGCTTGCGAATGGCTGCATGACCTGAGAGTCGCTACCGTAAAAATCAATTGCTCGCCCCATCATGTCGCCATAAAAATCGTTCATTGGCGCAGGTTGAAACGGCTGAAAGGTCGGCACGCTTGGGGCTGGCGTGTAAGGCGTGTAAGGCGAGTACGGCGAGTACGGAGACCCCAAGTTTACGTCAACGATGCCGGGGAAAAACCCGCTGAAATTCGGCTCGGTTATCGAGGTTCCACCACTACCCCCGTAGGTATTAGCTGGGGCAACGCTTGTCTGCGGCCTGTAAACCATCTCAGGTTCTGGCGCATAAGCGACCTCTGGGCTGTAAAGAGATTCTGAAAAGAGGCCACCGAGATCCGGCGCTCCAACTGGGGCTCCACTCGACTTAATCATTATCGACCTCCTTTGCCATGTTTACATGCACGACCGAATACCCGATATCGCGCAGCGCTTTGGCCCAGCCTTTTCGGCCGCTCAAAGTTACGTGCTTGCAATCAAGCTTCTTGGCGAACTCGTTGAATGTTGAATCCATGTCTTTAATTTCTTTAAGGTCGCCTGCTGCCAAAAAGATGTGCAACACTCTCATCCTCGGGTAACTGACAATTTGTGTGACGACACAACTGCGCTCAGCCGGCCAAAACTGCATGTCGCCGTTTTGAACGGCCATGGCTACGTCTTCAAACAAATGCGTGCCCCCGCTAAAATCGAGAGCAGCTTCGAGCATCGGTCGATAAAGCATCATCGCCTCGATTGCGCTTGGCGCTTTCAAAGAAAGTTGCTTGTTCATATTGCTGTCGCTCCCAGCGTGCCGGCGTTATCGACTGTTATCGAATAGCGAGTGCCGTTGGGCGATTTAAGAATTAACCTCGCTGCGCCGACTTCAACGTCTTGATTCTTTTTGTGGTTAAGCTCATCAGCTTGCTCAATCAGCAAATTCATTTGGTTGATCGTTGTCGAGTCGTATTTTTCTGTTGCGTTAGGCAGCCTCATCTCGCGCTCCCCGGCACAACGTCAAGACGCATCGTGCCGACGCGCCAATCCGTCGCAACGCTACCCGTTACGCGCATGCTGACCTGGCGCCCCTGAAATCGAACGCTTGTCGGATTTGCCATCGTGTATGGTCCGTGCGAGCTTTCTGTGCCGTTGGGGTAGAACCGCGTCTTGAACGTTGCCGTCACATCGCCCTGAGTTTGCTCATCTGGTATCAGCGATCGAGCAACCATCATGCGATCGCCTTGGCCAATTTCGATAGGGCCGCTCTCGGCAAAGATCGTTGCGTTGTCGTAAGAAAAGCCGACCTCGTGCTCGTAGATGTAGCCGTCTGAAGAAACGTAGTTCGGGTAAACAAACTCGCCGATATCAGCGGCCGCTGTCCTCGCCAGGTTGCCGATCGTCCAATAGTTGTCTCGATAGTTCCAAACGACATACTTGTCGTTTTCCTGAGACTCTTGCGAAGGGTAGAACCACCAGCACTCGCTGAATTTAGAATTTAAAACGCCGTAAACCTTCGATCGCTGAGCGTCATTGATGTCTGTAAAAACGTAGTCACCGACCGCGCTCGGCAACGTGCGGACGCCGCCGTCGTAGATGTGAAATGCGTTTTGTCCCATCCACACTGCGAAGTTGTTTGCTCGTATGCATGAGTTGGCGCTTGCAATGCCGCACCCGCTCCCGACTCGGCTAAATGAATAAACAAACGGAGGCCCGCTGTAGCGAGCAACGTGCGCATCAACGGTCGTCAAGATCAGAGTTTCGCCTCGCATCGATTGCGCTGTAATAATGTTGCCGCCGGTTGCGAGCGTGAAACCGCCAGCCTGGTTAGTTGCTGCAGCGGTCCAGGTTGTGTTGTCTTCTTGGTCGCACCACTCAACGCGGTTGCCTTCGCCTCCCGCGCCAAGCGCGAAGATGAATCGCTCGTCGGTTGAAATGATTGCCGTGTTACTGGTCGGGGCGTTAGACAGTAGTGCGGCTGCGGTAGCCGTGTTGTTCTGCCACTCGTAAATCTTGCCGTCCGACGTTGAGCAGCCGACGAGATATTCGCCCCAGGTGTCGAGCGACCAGGTTGTAGCGGGCGTGTAAGTCCCGCTATCAGGTCTTGGCGTGCCCCACTCATTACCGCTCCAGGCGAGCGCGCCGTATCCCAGGTTTTGGACAGCGTCTGAACTGCCTGCCGTGAAACCCGCAGGTGTGATGTCGTAAAGCGTGTTGTTCTCGTCTACAACATAAAGTTTTGAATGCGTGCCGGCCGCCGTTCTTCGGTTGCCGCTGTTATCTCGATAAGTAATGATCGATCGGCATGAGCCAGTCATCGCGCTTGATGTGCGCGTTCGCCAGCCGCCCATTGGCTGCATGCTGCCCTCGTACCAGCGGACGAGGTTGGCGTCGTTCCAGGCGCCGGCTTGCTGAAAGTTTGTGCCGTTTTTAACGACGCCTGGCGGGATAGCTAATGCGACTAACGCCATCTCAATAGCTCCATATCGCTGGCGCCGGTAGCTCCGGCGCAGCGTCTAAATGGATAAATCGACCGCTCCCCTTTTGATTTACCCCGATCCTTTTTATGCCGTGCTTGATCGCGACCTCCAAGACTCGAATCGCCTGCTCGCCGGTGACCGCGATGTCTGCCGCATGCCCGGTTGAGTGTGCGCCGGGCTTTTCTTTCTTAGCTTCGATCGGGTGTTCCGGGCATCGATAACCGCTACTGATTAAGAAGGGGAACCCGCACTCCTCTCGAATTGTGTCGAGTTTTTCTGTGAACGAAGACTTGATGCCCTCGCTACCGCAGTGCTGGCATCGAAACTCGTCGGGATGGAAATACTTCACTTCGCCACTCCCTTCACTTTTTCATATCCTCGAATGCCGCTCATGCCTAACATCCCGAGCATCACCGGATAGAGAAGATCGCTGTTCACTGGCGGCGTCTCGACCCAGATGCTGATCAAGGGCTGCACAATCACGTTGTATGCAAGCCCTATCCAACACACATGGCCGATGGCCGGGCGCCATGACGATTGAAACCAATTGCCTTGCGCCTCTTGCTTGTTCAGTTCTATCTGAGCAAGCGCCTGCTCTTGCGCGTGCCGTTCGGCGAGCGTCGATAGCTCAAAAGCGATGCGCTGCTTCTCGCTTGCATCGGGGATGAACTTGTCGAGCAGCTTTGTCGCTGGCCCGATCAGCTCGCCGAGTATCGCCATCAATTCACCAGTTCAATCTTCGGCTCTTCTTCTTCAGCCGATTGCGCACTTTCTTTAATGCTGTTCGCGTAGGCATTGATCAAAACGTGAAGCTCCTGCCTTTGGAGGTCTAAACGACCAAGCTCGTTGCGCAGCTCGATAACCCTCTGCACATAAACTTTTGCTTCATCGTTCAGGTCTTCGACTTTGATCTCGTTGCCATCAATCACAACATTGTCCATTTGCTCGCTCCTAATCCTTTTTTGCCAATTTGGCATTCCACAAATTAAATAACTCTTGCACCTTGCTTTCGGTAACAGACGATCTGTTATCGCTAATGCCAAGCGTTATCTTGATTTCGTTTATTTCGTTTCGTATAAGCCGGATCTCTTCGAGATCGGTTTCGATGGTGTCGAGTCGGGCAAACTGTTCAACGTCTGCCTGGAGTAGACCCTCTTTGGGCCAAGTGACTGTGAAGTCAGTGTTGCGGGCCACCTCGACAGATTGCATCTGCTGTGCATGCTCTAGCTGAGTTAGCCTGGTCGTGATCGTTACGTATGCGGTCGTTGCCATGACGAGCCCTGCTCCCATAGCAATCAAATTTCTTAAAGGGATTGAGATGACGCTCTCGTCGCTGATTTCTGTCATTGTCCATACTTCACCAACAATGCCACTGCCGCGCTAAACACTATCCACGCAGCTCGCTCCCAAATGATATTTTTCCCGCCCAGTTGACTGAGCCCGTTTTCTAGCCCGTTCACTCTTCCTTCGATGTGATCGAGTCTAAATTCATGACGTTCAAACTTGCTATTGCCAGCCGTTAAACGCTCGTCGTAACGCGCCATAGTGGCAACAAGTACGTCAAGCTTTTCATCGAGCTTGTCTAATCGATTGACCAGTTGCTGTACAAACGCGGTTTCCACTTTTAAATACCTAAGTTAAAAATTACCAAGGCACGCCATCAGCCGTGGTTGGGTTCTTCTGGTCGTTGATGTTGGCTGCAAGCGAAGCTTCCGTTGCATCCTTGTCCACACCATCGTTCCAGCACCATCCCAACACCTGATCCTGCGTAAGCTGGTCATATGGCGTGAAGTCAGGGCTTGATGGATCGTAGGTAAATCCGCAGGTGCCGTAGCTTGATGCAGAGTAGTCTCCGTCAACGTCCGTTGCCCGCCAGTGTGCGACGATCACGCCGCCATCACTTAGTTCCCTTTCAAGCGTTGAGATTGTCCATGTTGTTGCCATTAGTTGACTCCTTCTAGTTGTGCGACTCTGGCACGTAATTGTTGAACTTCTTTGACGAGCATAGGGACTAATTTGCTGTAGTCCACGCCCATCATTTCTTCGGGGTCTTCTGGTTGACTTACTGCGTTTGGTGCAACAGTGACAAGCTCCTGCGCCACCATGCCGTACTTCTGGTGTGACCCATCAGCCTTCCAGTCAAACGACCGTACTTGGATAGCGTCGATGTCATCAGAAGCAGAAGGTGCGTCTACGATGTTGTCCTTGAGGCGTTGGTCTGAAGAGGTGTTATAGGCTGTGGCAGAAGCAGTTACAGATACACTCCCGACTGTGGTGCCGTCTTTGCGGAACTGCAAGATATCGCCGTCAGAGGTTAGGCGATTAAACACGCCCGTCGTCCCTGCCTTAACAGCGGAGATAGTACCGTCACCTTCAGCCACAACGCCCGCAGTTGTGTAATCCGCTGACGTTTTCCCCACCAGCAAGTTGCCGCTGGAGTCGATACGGAGGCGTTCGGTGCTTGTGCCTGTCCCTCCAGAGCTTGTCTGAAACGAGATATAGCTGGTGCGTAGTGAAGAATTAGCGTTTTCTGACCCAAGCCTGATAATAGATTCGCCGCCGTTTTGTCCAGTAGTTAAATAATCGTAAAATGTGCCTCTAATATCTGTATAACCTGTACTTGCCGTAGGATATGCGTTGTTTGTGTTAGGTAAGTAAATACCATCTCCGCTACTAGAGCTTTGAACTGTAAGTTTTTTGCTAGGACTCGACGTGCCAATCCCGACTCGGCCGCTGGAGTCTATCGTAACTCTTGCATTAGTAGCATCATTGTCGTAGAAATCTAAGTTGCCTGTATTTCCAGACCGTATGGAGTATGAACGCCCCGTAGTAGCAGTAGTGTTATCTAACGTTATGTTAGTAGCATTACCTACGCCTTCAAGCTCAAGGGCACTTGCAGGACTCGTCGTACCAATTCCGACGTTGCCGCTGGAGTCGATACGCATACGCTCTGAGTCACCCGTAAAAAACGTCATGCTATTGTTTGCATGGTTATAACCAAGACGCCCTACTGTGTTGCTTCCACTATCCCCGAATAAAAGATAATTAATGTAAGAAGCGCTACCAGACTTTATTAAAAGTCCATCGTTATCGCCTACGCTGTTTAATTGTAGTTTGTAGCCGGGACTCGACGTGCCAATCCCGACGGAGCCCGCTGAGGTGATACGCATACGTTCTGTTAAAGCAGCTACGGTGGTGTTATTTCCTCCATTAGAAAAGAAAATATCACCATTATTGTGGCTAATGGCTGCGTCTTTATCAGTGCCAAAACCTGAAAACATAAGACTCTGGGTTGACCCTTGAACATCAGCCAACAAAAGTTTAGCGTCAGAAGGTGTTGATGATGCTCCTATTGCTAAATTTTCTTGTGAAGCATCCCAGAACAACTTCGGAGTCGTGCCCGTGTCTTCGTAGAATTGAACATCGCCGCCTGCAAAGAACTTTGTGATAGGCAAGTTATTAGCGTAAACCAGAAAATCATGGTTGCTT